CGCGGCTGGATCAGGGGAAAAGATGCGTAAACCCGGATCAGCAGGCGCTCCTAAAGCATCAGCGTTTAAAAAAGCAGCTAAGACAGCTAAGAAGCGGTAAAAATAACATTAAAAATAGCTTGACTTTTGCTTAAAAGTATGATATAATATACAGTGTACTATGGTACATTTTATTAACCGAGACAACCCGAGGGGCCTCAAGTGGACAAAGAAACACAAGAGTACTACGACACATACTTTAGTCTTTTTGCTTCAGACGGATGGAAGCAGTTAGTATCAGACTTTGGTAACAATGTTCTACAGATCAATAGTGTAGAAGCAGCTAAAGATTCTGATGATTTGTTTTTTCGTAAGGGTCAACTAAATATCTTAGGCCACCTACTTAACTTACAAACTATAGTAGAAAATAATTACGAAGAAGCTAATAAAGAAGATGATTAAAGTATTTGATTTTAAGTGTTCTAACGGACATACATTTGAAGAATTTGTAGAAGGTGATGTAACATCCAGTAGGTGCGGATGTGGAGCCAATGCTACAAAAATTGTATCAGCTACTCAGCACGTACTTGAAGGTGCTTCTGGGGATTTTCCCGGTAGGCACATGAAGTGGGTACGTGAACACGAGAAGGCTGGTCAAAAAGCGAGGGAATCTCAGTAGAGGCAACTCCCATTTTAAATCTCCATAACCTATTTAGGCGGGGTAAGTTTATATATGTCACGCGCACAACTAATTGACGAGCGTCCAGAAGAAGAACTAGAACCAACAGATGAACTAGACACACAGGATACTGTAGAGACTCCTCTAGAAGAGGAACAACCTCAAGAAGAATCCGATCTACCGGAAAAGTACCAAGGTAAGTCTGTAGAAGAACTTGTACAGATGCACCAAGAGCTTGAGAAGTTTACAGGCAAACAGAGTACGGAAGTAGGTGAGCTTAGGTCTGTTGTTGATAGCTACATTCAGACACAACTCGACACACAAATAGCACCTGTACCACAGCAACAAGACGATGAAGATGATGTAGATTTCTTTGTTGACCCTAAAACTGCAGTTAGTAGAGCTATTGATAACCACCCAAAGATCAAAGAAGCGCAAGCGTATACCATACAAGCTAAGAAGCAGGCAACGCTAGCACAACTTCAAAAAGATCACCCAGACATGGAAGCTGTCTTACAAGACCCCAAGTTTGCTGAGTGGATTAAAGCATCAAAAGTTCGTACTAAACTGTTTGTAGATGCTGACCAAGCATACGATTACGATGCTGCAAATGAACTATTTAGTAACTGGAAAGAACGTAACCAAGTAGTTCAACAGACTGTGCAAGCAGAAAAAGCAGCCCGTAAGAGTTCCGTTAAGTCTGCAAATACAGGCAACGCAAGGGGAACAGGAGAGGGATCACGCAAAAAAGTTTATCGTCGTGCTGACTTAATTAAACTTATGCAAACAGACCCTGACCGATACATGGCACTACAGCCTGAAATAATGGCCGCTTATGAGGAAGGGAGGGTAAAATAATCTAGGAGATTTAAAATGGCTACTCAAACATATCCCGGTACAGTTGGCGGGGGTTCCATTGTAAACAAGACCGCTGCCGCTACGTTTATTCCAGAAATCTGGAGTGACGAAGTAATTGCTGCATACCAAAAGAACCTGAAGATGTCACCTCTTGTTCGCAAGATGGCAATGACGGGTAAGAAAGGCGACAAGATTCACGTGCCTAAGCCTATCCGTGGTGCTGCTTCTGAAAAAGTTGCAGACACTGCTGTAAACATTCAGGCTAACACTGAGCAAGAACTTGAAATTGACATCGACCGTCACTTTGAGTACTCTCGCTTTATCGAAGACATCGTAGAAGTACAAGCTCTGTCCTCTCTGCGACAGTTCTACACCGAAGACGCTGGTTACCAGTTGGCTTTGACCGTAGACACTGACCTGATGAACGCGGCTACTGGCTTTGGTGATGACTCTAGTAACACCTTTGATCTTGATGCTCCTACTGGTGCAGATTGGGTTAACTCCAACAGCTACTACTTTAATCCAGTTGCTGGAGGAGCAGGCGTTCCCGGTCTTACTGCTTTTGCTGCTTCTACTGTAGCTACTGGCGACAACTTTTCTGACGCAGGCTTCCGTGAAGCTATTAAGCTTCTTGATGACGCTGACGTACCTATGGAAGATCGTTGCTTGGTTATCCCGCCTGCTGCTCGTAAGACAGTTATGGGTATTGAGCGTTACGTATCTAGCGACTTCCGTGATGACCGAACTGTTAAGTCTGGTCTGATTGGTAACGTCTACGGTGTTGACGTTTACGTATCTAGTAACTGTCCTACGCTTGAGACTAACGTCCGTGGTTGCATCTTTATGCACAAAGACGCTCTTGTTCACGCAGAGCAACTGGGTGTTCGTTCACAAACTCAGTACAAGCAAGAGTATCTTTCTACTCTGTACACCGCTGACACTCTCTATGGTGTTCAAGTGTATCGTCCTGAAGCTGGCCTCATCTTGGCTGTCTTTGACGAGTAATAGTACTACGGGGGTCGCAATGGCCCCCTTTTCCTTTTTTGGTTTTCAGGAGTAGTATATGCCTATTTACAGAGGCTCTGGCGGTTCAGGTAACTCTACAACAAGTGGTAACGCTAATCAAGTTGCTGCGGATGCTGCGGATGCTTTATTAAGTAAAAACGCTGCTGCGGCTAGTGCTGCGGAGGCTTTATTAAGTAAAAATGCTGCGGCTGTTAGTGCTGCGGCTGCTGCCCAAGATGCTACTGATACAATAAACTTTTCTACCAACCTTCAAGTTAACGCCTCTGGTTTATCAGCAGGTTCTAGTCCTACTGTATCTTACGACAGCGGAAGTATTACCATGTCTTTTGGTATTCCTGCTGGCGCACAGGGTATACAGGGTATACAAGGAAACCCCGGTACTGATGGTACTAACGGAACTAACGGAACAAACGGCACTGACGGTACTGGATTTACAGGCGGTAGTTATAATTCTTCTACAGGTGTGGTTACGTTCACATCTGATGATGGTCTTGGTTTTGTTACGAGCGACTTAAGAGGCGCTGATGGAACCAATGGAACCAACGGAACAGACGGTACTAACGGTACTGATGGTACAGGATTTACAGGAGGTAGCTACAACGCATCTACTGGCGTAGTTACTTTTACGTCTGACGATGGCCTCGGTTTTGTTACAGGTGATTTAAGAGGTGCTGATAGTATTCAGCTTACTGATCTTAGCGTAACACAAAACGCAGTAGGTACAGCAGCACTTAGCTACAACAACACATCTGGTGTATTTTCTTATACGCCTCCTGATCTTACTTCTTTTATTACTGCGTCTAGCACCGACACACTTACCAATAAGTCAGGCAACATCAGTCAATGGACTAACGACAGTGGTTATATAACTAACGCTGCTCTAACTAATTACGCAACCGTTGATGACGCAACAGCACTCGCAATCGCACTAGGATAACTTATGGCTAATACATTTAAAAATGCGGCTCTTGCGGATGTAAACAACGCCGCTTATGACACGCTCTATACGGCTCCTGCAAGCACGACTACGGTTGTCCTTGGTTTGGCTGTAGCTAACAAGACAACGCAGGCTGTGGACGTACAGGTGCAGTTCTCAGACTCTTCTGGCGGCACTACGCACCAGCTTCTTGAGAACGTCAGCATCCCCGGTCAGACCACACTAGAAACGCTGGCTGGTCAGAAGTACATCTTGGAAACGGGCGATGCGCTCAAGGTACAGTCTGGCACTGCGTCTGCCCTTGATGTTGTCCTTGGTGTAATGGAGATTACCTGATGCCGTTTCTTGGTAAGAAGCCAACAGAGATTGCTAGTCCCGTAGACATTAACAGCGGTTCTATAGATGGTACTACTATTGGAGGTGGCTCTGCATCTCCTGCCACGGTAACTACGTTCACATCAACTGGCATTGACGATAACGCCACAAGCACTGCGATTACGATTGATTCTAGTGAGAACGTAAGTCTATCCAATGACCTCACAGTAGACACCAATACCCTTGTTGTTGACTCAACGAATAATCGGGTTGGGATAAACGACTCTACACCGTCTGAAGAGTTAGATATTAATGGCGATGGCTCTGACGTTAGGATTCGTATGTACGACGGTGCTGGCGCGTCTGTAGGACGTATTGAGCATTCTGGCGCTAACTTTGATATTTCTAACACGGCAACAACCGCCGCCACCATGACCTTTACCACCGGCTCGGGTTCTGGCACAGAGCGTATGCGTATCGCCAGTAACGGATCAATGACAACCTCAAGTCATATTTCTGTTGGCGGCAATCTTACTGTTGGGACAGATGGTACAGTCACTGGCACTGAGGGCGGCGAAATTACGCTTCGCACCAATGATGGAACCGCAGATCAGATGTATTTAGATGTTAACGGTTCTTATAACCGAATCTTTACGATTTCCAATAACGTCAACTTCCAGATAGGGCAACTTGCTGGAACAGGTGGACAGCTGAGTTTACATACCGGAGGAACATACCGCGCGATCATAGACCCCAGCGGCAACTTTCTGGTTGGTACAACAGCTAACAATCCGGGCTATGGAAATAGCACTATCGGTGGAGCAATAAAAAGCACTGGTCACGTATTGGGATCAACCGCATCGTCTCCTTCCGGTACGTTCAATAGAAATGGAACAGGTAACGTAGTTGTTTTTTATAACAGCGGCACTACCGCTGGCAGAGTTAATATAAATAGTGCTAGCACTGTTCAATATATTACAAGTTCGGATGTTCGCCTCAAAGAAAACATCGTAGACGCACCAGCAGGTAATATTGACGCTATCCGTGTACGTTCGTTTGATTGGAAGGCTGACGGGTCACACCAGACCTACGGCATGGTTGCACAAGAACTTGTTGATGCTGCACCAGAAGCTGTATCTCAAGGTGATACCGAAGATGATATGTGGGGCGTTGATTACAGCAAGCTAGTCCCAATGATGATTAAAGAAATCCAAGACTTAAAAGCCGAAGTAGCGGCACTCAAAGGAGCCTGAGATGCCATTTATAGGTAAAACACCAGAGACAGGCGCATATCAGCTAATCGACAGCATCACTACGTCAGCTACCGCTACTTATGCGCTGACGGTGGACGGGTCAGCTTACTTTCCTGCGTCTGCCAGAAACCTTATTGTCTCTCTCAACGGTGTTACTCAGGCTCCTGAGTCTGCCTATACCGTGTCTGGGTCAGATATTGTCTTTGCTTCTGCGTTGACTGCCAGTGATGTAATTGACTACATCCTAGTGATTGGTGATGCGGTAGACATTGGCACACCATCAGACGGGACTGTAGGCACAAGCCAGATGAGTTATCCGTTGGGTAACTTTAGTTCTACTGGTATTGACGATAACGCTACCTCTACTGCTATTACGATTGATTCTAGTCAGAACGTCAATCTATCCAATGACCTCACAGTAGACACCGATACCCTTGTTGTTGACTCAACGAATAACGCGGTAGGTATTAACACTGTTACGGCATCTGGTCCGCAATCTACCTTTCACATTGAACAAAATGGCGATGATGCAGACGGTGGGTTCAGGCTTTCAAGAGACAATGCTTTAGCGTCTTATACACAATACATAAACGGAAGTTCTATTTGGAATCTTGCGTATGGAAATCCATCTAGCGATGACTCGCCTACAGATATATTGTCAGTAACCACCGACGGCAACGTGGGGATTGGTGACTCAACACCAGATGCAGGATTAACAGTTCACAACAACGCTGGCGCAGTAATCGCAACCAGTAACATCGGGCGACAAACATACACTGGTGTTGGAAATTTGCAAGTATCTACTGCTAATTCCGGCGGCATTTTAATCCACACAGAAAACACCGCATCAAGCGGTTTTTTAGGGTTTGGTGATGGGCAGGTTGCTGGAAGAATAGAATACCAGCATAGCGTCGACAACATGACATTTATGACTGGCGCAAACACGCGTATGACGCTAGACGCCAGCGGCAGTCTAATTGTCCCAGACATATACAATAGAGCATTAACTAACGTCAGAGATTGCTATGTCAATGTAGGAGGAAGGCTTGGCTATCTTTCATCTACAAGAGAAAGCAAAGCCAACATAGAGCCTTTAAGTGATGTTTCATGGCTTTATGACCTTAACACTGTCTCATTTAACTATCGCACTAAAGATGATGAAACAAACGCTTACACAGACGAAGTTATACAAGAGACAGAATACGGATTAATCGCCGACGAAGTAGAACAAGTAAATGCTGACCTTTGTTTCTACGATGAAGACGAAGAAGGCAATCAAACGCTCGCTGGCGTCTCGTATCGAAAGCTGATTCCTGTACTAACCAAAGCCATCCAAGAACAACAAACCATCATCGAAGACCTACAAACCCGACTATATGAGTTGGAGGCTAACTAATGGCTATCACTAAACTCAACAGCCTAGCGATTCCACCAGACACGGTAGTGGAGTCAGACATTTCGTTTCCGCTGGATAGCGCGAGCTTTACTGGCGACTTGACGGTTGATACCGATACGCTGGTTGTTGACTCTACGAATAATCGGGTTGGGGTTGGTACTGCAACACCTGATCGGGCAATCCAAGCTGAAGGCGATAGCGACTCTTCTTCATCTATTTCGCTCAACAGAACAGGGGCGATAACAAGAGAGGTTAGGATAGGGTCTAACTATGCAGGGACGTTCAGCGACGATGACTTCCTTATCTATGCAAATAGCTCGAATGCGATCACAGTAAAAAACAGCGGCAACGTGGGGATTGGCGCGAGTTCTCCCGATTCTAAACTCGACGTTCGCGGAACAATTCTTGGAGGAGCAAGCTCCCCTAGCACTGGACAGATAGCTTTTGGAGTCCATTACGGCGGCTCAGATAATATCGCTAACACCTTTGGAACCATGAAATCTTCTGCGGCAACCTGTATTGGCTGGGGTGTTTACGGATCGCCATCGGTAACCGAGGGATTTGTTTCGTCGGTAGATGCAAGCCTAAATTTCAGACGCGGGGCTTTGCTGGTAGATCAAGATGAATTGAGGTTTTTAAACGCTGGTCAGCAGACGTTAGCGAGAGATGCGGCTGTCACCATGACGGAGCGTTTTAAGGTTGATGCCAGCGGCAACTTGCTGGTTGGTACGACAACTGCCAATCAACGCTTAACAGTAGAAGGCGCTAATTCTAGCGAAGGAATAAGTGTTAAAAACACATCAACTGTCACTTTATATAATCAGGCTTTAATTTCGTTGGAATATGGCACATCAAGAGCAGATGCAGGCTGTTATAAAAACCCTAATAACACAAATCCAGCAGGATATATTCAACTCTCAGATGGGAATAGC